AAGGTACCGGTCAACCTGAATTTACAACTCAATTTGATGGTGTAAATGTTACATTAGCAAGTAATGCTACAAGCACAGAAACAGGGGGCGGTTTATTATGTACAATCGGACCCATTAATGATAGAGCATAGTTATGGCTGGATATACTTACGCAGATTTAACAACCGATATTAGAAACTACACAGAAGTAGATTCTAGTGTTTTTACTGCTGCTGTTATAAATAGGTTTATAGAAAATGCTGAGTTTAGAATTAATAATGAATTACCTATGGATTCTGATAGGTTTCAAGATAATGGTCAATTTGCACAAAATTTTAATACTATTACAGTGCCTACAAAAGCTTTATTTATAAGAGGTGTTCAAGTTTTTGATTCTACAACATCGGATACGGAACAAGGTTTTTGGTTAGAAAAAAAAGACCAGACTTATATTACTGAGTATGTAGGAGAAGCCACAGGTCCCTTAGGAGACAAGACCGCTCAAAATGTAAAAGGTTTACCTAAGTATTATGCTATGTTTGGTGGCGCTACTACGGGTGCTAGTTCTGCTACATCTGGCGCTTTATTTGTTGCACCCACTCCAGATCAAAATTATAAATATACTATTTATTTCAATGCTCAACCGACTGGTTTAGAGACTAATACCGCTGGAACTTATGTAAGTAATTACTTTCCACAAGGGCTATTATATGCTTGTTTAGTAGAAGCATTTGCATTCTTAAAAGGTCCAATGGAGATGTTGACACTGTACGAGAATAAGTATAAAACATCAATACAACAGTTTGCAGGAATGCAAATTGGGAGAAGAAGAAGAGACGATTACACTGACGGAACAGTTAGAATACAAGTCAAATCACCTTCACCATAAAAAAATTAGGAGATAAAAAATTATGTCAATAGCATCAGCAGTATGTAGCAGTTTTAAAGCAGAAGTTTTACAAGCTTTACACAATTTTACAGCATCGTCTGGAAACTCATTTAAATTAGCATTGTACACAAGTAGTGCAAATTTAGGTGCAACCACTACAGCTTACGCAACTAATCCAGGTGGTGGGTCTAACACTGAAATTACTAACACATCGGGTTCAGCTTATACAGCTGGTGGAAAAGCACTTACAAGTGTAACACCAGTTTTAGATGGTACAACTGCAGTTTGTGATTTTGCAGATGTATCTTTTACATCAGCTTCATTTACAGCTAACGGTTGTTTAATTTATAATGATACAAACGCCGATAGAGCAGTTTGCTCAATTGCATTTGGTGGAGATAAAACTGTATCAAGTGGAACTTTTACAATTCAATTTCCAGCAGCAAGCGCAAGCGCAGCAATCCTTCGTATAGCATAGGGGGGTAATCCTTATGTCAACTACCTGGGGACAACACTCTTGGGGTTCTAACTCTTGGCAATCATCCACAGTAACTGAAATACCAACAGGTTTATCAGCAACCACATCATTAGGTAGTGTTGATGCATTTCCTGAACAAGGTTGGGGTGGTGATACGTGGGGATTTGAAGATTGGGGAGCAAACACTACAACTGTAACATTAACTGGTCTCAGCACCACAAGTGCATTAGGTGATGTTGATGCTTTTCCTGCAACAGGATGGGGTGGTTTAACTTGGGGAAATAATAACTGGGGTGATTTAGAAAACCTAACTCTTGCAATAAATGGATTTGGATTAACGTCTTCCGTAGGTGTAGTAGAAGCTTATAATGAAATCGGTTGGGGCCATGATGCGTGGGGTGAAGAAGCATGGGGCCAAGCAGATGATGCTGCGGTACTATTAACAGGCCTTAACACAACTTTAAGTGTCGGAAGTATTTCTCCAGCAGATGTAATGGGTTTAACTGGTTTAGAAATAACTTCTTCTGTGGGAACACCAGGTTTATCATTTGGTGTAAGCACAGAACCAATAACAGGTATTAGCTCAACATCTTCTGTAGGTTCTTTAAATATTGAAATAGGAATTCCATTAACAGGTCTTAGTGCAACATCATCAACAGGATCTCTTAACCCAGCAGATGTTGTGGGTTTAACAGGAATAGAAGCAACGTCTTCAATAGGTGAAGTAGCTATTACACAATCTCCTGTTGTTATTCCAGTTGGAGTAGGGGCAACGTCATTAGTTGGTTCTATTACTCTTGACGATATGCAAGTAGGTTTAACAGGAGTACAAGCAACATCTTCAACAGGATCTATTAATCCAGCAGATGTTATAGGTTTAACAGGAGTACAAGCAACATCTAGTGTCAATGCTGCGGGATTAATTCTTAAATATTATGAAAGACGTACCCCTAAAACAAGCTCAGGATATGTAAGAAGAACACCTAAAACAAGCACAGGATATACAAGAAAAACACCTGCATAATTATGTTTGACTTAGGACTAAATAAACAATATAAATAAAACAATCAGGAGTACAAAATTATGGCATCAACATTTACAGACCTTGGTATAGAACTAATGGCAACCGGCGAAAATGCTGGTACTTGGGGAACAAAAACTAACGCAAATTTAAATCTTGTAGAACAACTTACAGGTGGGTATTTATCTTTAGCAGTTGCAGGATCAGGGACTACAGCTTTAACTATTGCGGATGGTGCTTTAACAGGTACTGCTCAACACAGAGTTATAGAATTAACAGGTGCTCTTACAGGATCAAGAATTTTAACATTTCCTCTTCTTACAGAAAATTTTTATTTTATTAAAAATAGCACTACTGGTGCAGAAACATTACAATTAAAAGCTGTATCCGGTTCAGGTGCAACAGTTACTTGGGCAACTGATGACAAAGAATGGAAAATTATTTGGTTAGATGGTGTTGCAACTAACACAGGTGTTTACGAAGTTCCATTTTCTAATTACGCACCCAATGATTGGCTTACTAAAACAGGATCATACACAGCAGTAGATCAAGATAGAATTTTTGTAGATACAAGTGGGGGAGCAGTTACAATAACTCTTCCTGCATCACCCGCTGTAGGTGCTCAAGTAAATTTTGTAGATTCAAGATACACTTTTGATACTAACGCATTGACTGTTGGAAGAAATAGTTCTAAAATAACTAATGCAGCAGCAGACTTAGTAGTTAATACTGAGGGTGCAGCATTTGGATTGGTCTACTCTGGTTCAAATGTAGGTTGGACATATACGGAGAAATAACATTATGGCAAATTACGAAGCAACTAAATATAATTTTAATGGGTCAGACCTTACAGGTATTGAAGGAACTGTTACAGGTACAATTTTATCTTGGTCAGATTCCAGTATTCCAACTGGATTTTTAGAGTGCACTGGTGCAGCTGTATCTAGATCAACTTACTCTGCATTGTTTGCAGTTGTAGGTACAACTTATGGGGCTGGAGATGGATCATCAACTTTTAATTTACCCAATCTTCAAGATAATGTCCCGGTTGGAAAATCAGGAACAAAAGCATTAGCTTCGACAGGTGGAGCAAATACTGTAACTCCATCAGTTAACAATACATCTATTAGTGAAGGGCAACTTGCTTCTCACACTCACACTATACCATTATCACCTCCTGGAGGTGACCCAGATCCAAGAATTCTGCCTACTTTTGGTGGTGGTAAAACAGGTAACGATGGTAACAGAACTGTTTCCACTGCGGGTAGTGGTACTGCTCATGGACACAATGCAAATGCAGTTTCAACTTTACAACCATATATAGCTTTAATATATATAATTAAGACATAGGAATATTTATGAAAAAAGGAAATTGGACAATTATATTTGAAGACAAAAAAATTATTAAAAATAACGGTGCTGAATCGGGTACAGGTTATTATGTTAATGATGATTCTTTTTGGAATGATTCTAAATTTTCTAATATTTGGGCAATTCAATACACAGCTGACGATGACACAGATCAAGTAGAGTATAGAGATACAACTCCTAACTCAACATATGATTCATCTGTATTAGGTGATATCCAACAATTTATTGATAAATGGGATGCAGAACATTTAAATTTTCTTCAAGAAGAATGGGACAGTGACTCTAGAGATGAGTCTGAAAAAGGTCCAAGACCAACAAGTTACTCTTCTTAAATATAATATATAATATTTAAACTAAATCTTTGTTTATTTTTCTTAGGTGAAACACCTCGGTGTTCTATTAAACTTGGAAATAATATAACTTCACTTTCATTACTTTTATAAAACAATGTTTTATTATCTACAATAAATTCAGTGCCTCCATCATTACTGTGAATATTATATAATATAGAAAAGCAATTGTGTTGAAGATTATCTTTGTGAAAAA